TTGAAGAAAACTTAAGTAAAGAAGAAAAAATAAAACAAATTAATCAATTTTTAAAAGAAGTGTTATGAGAATAGAATGTAATGAATGTAAAAACTTTATTAAACCAATACAAAAAGAAAAAGACAATATATTTTCAAAAGTATTAGTGAATGCAAAATGTAAATTAGGTAAAAGAGTATTATTTCAAAAACCTAAAACAAATAGTAATTTTGATTTTGGAGGTTATTTTCGTAATTGTATAGATTTCTCAAAATAATAACATAAATTGAAATTACTAAGGCAAACGAAATTTTTAATAACTTAAATAAATAGAGAGATGGAAATATTATCTATAAAAGATTTTTACGAAAAAAAGAATTTTATATTAAATAATTCAGATGCAAAAATATTAAATGAATACTCAAAATACTTGTTAGAAAAACAAGCTGAATTTATATCTGAAAAGTTTATTGAAAATTGGCATAAAACATTTATACAAAAAGCGTCAAACGAATTTATAAAACTACTATCAAATGAAAACTAAACTAATCCTACTATCAACTATTTTACTATTTAGTTGTGGATAAAGAAAATATATTTTTTATTAGATTTATTAAATAATTTATCGTATTTTTAAATAAAAAAAATATGAAAATATGTAGTAAATGCAATATAGAAAAAGATAAATCTGAATTTAGCTCTTCTAAAAAAAATAAAGATAATTTATTATACTCTTGTAAAGAATGTGAGAAAAAAAGATATAATAAATATTATGAAAAAAATAAAGAAGAAATATTAAAAAGGTCTAAAGTAAATAAACAAAATGCTAAAAATAGAGATATAAACAAATATATAGAAAATAGGAAAAAAATAGACAAAATTAGTTATTTAAAACATAGAGAAAAAAAATTAAATAACGCTAAAGAGTATGCTAAAAATAATAAGCAAAAAATATATGAAAGAATTAAAAATAAAAGAAAAACAAATGATTTATATTCATTATCATTAAGAGTATCAAATTTGATAAGGATTAATGTAAGAAAAAATGGATTTGTAAAAAATAGTAAAACTATTAATATATTAGGTTGTAATTATATGTTTTTTAAAGAATATATAGAATCACAATTTACTAATGAAATGAATTGGAATAATATTCATTTAGACCATATTAAACCAATGTCAAGTGCTAAAAATGAAGATGAAATATATCAATTAAATCATTATACAAATTTTCAACCATTATTATCTAAAGATAATATATTAAAGAGTGATAAACTAATAACAAAACAATTAAGATTATTATGAAAAAACTATTAATTATTTTAACATTCTTTATTATAGGGTGTTCATCAAGAAAAGTAAATAAATCAGATACCAAAGAAGAAACGCAAATTGCGATACTCGATACTTCTAAAACTGAAACTAAAACAGATACGAATATTAAAGTTATCGATTGCACCGATACCGATGAAATTACAATAGTTCCAGTTGATAACACAAAAGAAATTATAGTAAATGGTAAAAAATACTTCAACGTATCTTTAAAGCATCGAAAAGTTAAAAACAATATAACTACCAACAAAGTTGAGAAAGTTGCTAAAATCGAACAAAAAGCGGTTAAAACAAATGTAAAAGCTAAAAGAGTGATTGAAGTTAAGCAAGTGGAACGAAAAGGAATTACTTTCTTATCTTTTTGGTGGTTATGGTTACTTATTATATTAATGATTTATATAGGTTATCGATATAGAAAAATATTATTTATGTAATTAAACCACAACAACACAACTACTAAACCACCTTAATCGGTGGTTTTTTTTGTCCCTTATTTTATGATTATTTGGGACAAAAGTAACTTATAAGTTACATTTCTTATTTATAATCAATATAAATAATACAAAAAATTAATTATTTGTTTGCGTATTCAAAAAAAGGTTTTATATTTGTACTCAGATAACAACAAATAAAAACAAATATTATGACAAATTTAAAAACAAAATACACAGAATTATCTACAATTTATAATAGAAATTTAAAAGTTATTAAAACTCAATTAAACTCAAAACAATTAGCTGAATTAAAAACAAAATACAATTGTACAGAAGATAGTCAACTTGCAAAAGTAACAATGTTAAGAGGAATTAAATTATAACAGAGTGTCATTCGTGATACTCTGTTAAAAAGGCGGATTGACTGAAATAGGCAATAGTTGAAATAGTGTATAGGTTCGAGTCCTATATCCGCCTTTTATAAAATAAATAACTGAAAATAAAATAAAAAATAATAAATAAAAACTATGAAACATTTTTTACAACACAAAAAACCGCAATTAACATTTGCATTTTTAATACTAATTTATTTTATAACACAAATCGGGAGAATATGAAAAACGAAAGAAACGCTGGTGCAAAGCCTAAATTTCCAAATCAAGAAACAGAAATTTTGCACATAAGAAAAAAAGTACCTAAAGGCAAAGCAATTGAAATCAAACAACAAGTAAACAATTTTATTAATCAACTACAAAAAGAAGCACTACAGAAATGTGCGGATGAAAGTTTAAAAAACAAATAATATGGAAGCAGAAAAATTAATTGAAGTTATCACAAAATTAAAATCTGATAACGAGCAAATGAAACGAATGATTGAGCATTTAACAACTTGCTTATCAATATTTGAAGAAGAATATAAAGCGGTAACACCAATAATAAACCACGCAAAAAAATTATTAACTGAAATTGAAAACGATGACAAATAGAGATGACTTGGATTTTCTTAATCCTTACGAACAAGAACCAATTGAAGAAAACGAACCAACAACACTAACCGAGTGTATGGATTACGCAAAAGATAACGACGATTTCGAACCATTAGAAAGCGTAATTTACACAACCGAAAAGAATATAGCCGAAGCGATTGAAGTGCTTAAATTCATTCGAGATACAGCACAAGCATCGGGACGTAGTGAATTTTACATAAAACAGAGTAACAAAGCATTAAGAATTTTAAATAGAAAATAAACATTATGACACTAAATTTTAAATTATCAAAAGACGTAAACGGATTGACTTTTGGAATAGGTATAGACTTTGAAACTAAATCATTAATGATAGGTTTCTTTTACTGGTGCTTTTCAATCACAAGCGTAAAACTAAAAAAGAATATTAACAACATCGAAGTAATCGATTTTAAACAATTATAAGTTATGAGTAAATTATTAGAAAGAATTAATAAATATATTAAATATAATGAAAATATTATTGAATCTGAAGTTTGCGAAAAAATTGCAGACGAACACGCTATTGGATTTAAAAACTTTTGTGATGAAAAATATCATTATAATATAGAAGAATTTTCAACAGAAAAACTATTAGAAATATATAAAAAACAATTATAAATTATGGAAATTAAATTAGAAAATATATCCGAAACATTCGTAAAAGAACTTTGCAAAGAGCCTAATATTAAAGAGGCGTTTATTAGAGAGGGAATTATTGAAGAAACTAAACAAGAAACACTTGAAGAAGCCTGTATAAAATATGCTATGGAGGAATATGGTTCAATTGAATTGAAAGATTATACTCCAGAAATGAAATTAAACTATGCTAGATTAGCCTTAGCTTATAAACAAGGTGCTAAATGGCAACAAAACAAGAATTTGTATAGTGAGGAAGATTTATTAAAGTTTTCTCAAACAATTATTATGCAATATAAGTTTGGTAATACCAATATTGAACAAATAGATTTATTAAAAGAAACTTTAGAACAATTTAAAAAATAAAATATGACATTTACAGATTACACCGCAGTATTACGATACGATAGAATGGTTTTAGATAGTAAATCATTCTCAGTAGAGGAACGTTGGGCAATAGCACAAGAGCGAAGCCTTACAATTAATAGTAAGTTCAATCCGCATCACAAAGAAATGAGAACAAGCTGGATTTCAGAAAAAACTAAACAAAAATGTAAACAAATTTTATTACGATGTATGAACTAAAAATAGAACAAGCGCAAAAGCATTTAGGATTTAAAATTGGTAAAAATCGTAAACGTGAAAATGTAGAGTTAAGAGGTGTTATATTTAAACTTATTCGAGAAAATGACCAGTACATACCATTACAAAAAATAGGTAAATTATTTAATAAAGACCATAGCACCGTTATTTATGCTTTAAATAATATCGATAACTGGCTATTTCAAAATAAAAAGCTATTTAAAGTTTATGAAGATTTGAAACCTATATTTGATACTACACCGACAAATAATCTAATTATTAGAAGAAATGGCGAAATATTAGAAAACTATCAAGGGTTGAAAAATATCAAAATGTTAAGAGATAAGAATAATTTTTATATTGATTTATTATGAGCAATCTTGACAAAAAAAAGAACAGAGTTAATATGCATAAATTAGTATGTTTATCCAATTTATTAGTTGAAAATTTAGACGATTTAAAAGTGACTACAGATAGAATGTTAACGTTGAAAAATACGTTAACTCAATTTGTAGAAGAACTCAACGATAGTTTGGCTGAAACAGAAACGATGCAAAAAACGACTTATTTCAATGATATTTCCAATAAAATAGATACTATTCTACGAAAAAACTTCGACGAACAATATTAATTTGTACTTTTGATAAAAAAATATTATGGCTTTTGAAAAAGGGAATCAAACGGGAGCAACTTATAAACGTGATATTGTTTTGAATATCATTCAAGAAATGCCAAAAGCCTCAACAATGGCACTTGCAAGAATATTACTAAAAGATTATCCTTTAGACTTCGATAGTTTAGAACAAGCACGTGGCAATATAAGGCGATACAGAGGTGAAATGGGAAAATATAGTTCACCAGTTATCAACATAGGAGTAAGAACAACAGAAAATAAAAAACAATTTATGTCAAAAAAATTTGAATTACCTGAAAGCGATTACCAAAAATGTGAGCCTTTTATAATTCCAAAGGGTCAAAACAATATCTTATTACTATCTGATATTCATTTACCTTATCAAGATAATAAAGCACTTGAATTAGCTATTAATTACGGAATTGAAAACAAAGTTAATTGCGTATATCTAAATGGTGATACTATTGATATGTATCAAGCGAGTAGATTTATTAAAGACAGACGTTTGCGTGATTTAGCTGGTGAGTTAGAAATGACACGTAATTTTTTAAAGCAACTTCAAGAAACTTTTAAATGTCCTATTTATTTTAAAATAGGTAATCACGAGGCAAGGTGGGAGCATTATTTAATGTTAAAAGCACCCGAATTATTAGGAGTTGATGACTTTAAATTGGAGCAAATATTACGATTTAGAGAGTTTGGAGTTACTTTAGTTAAAGATAAACAAATTTCTTACGCTGGTAAATTACCTATTTTACACGGACACGAATGGTATGGTGGTTTTGCTCCTCCAGTTAATCCAGCGAGAGGATTGTTTTTAAAAGCTAAAGAAAGTGCAATAGTAGGACACCATCATAGAACTTCAGAGCATACAGAAAAGACTTTAAGCGGTGAAGTTACTACAACGTGGTCAACTGGTTGCTTGTGTGGTTTAGAGCCTGAATACGCACCTTATAACAATTACAATCACGGATTCGCACACGTAAAAGTTTCAAAAGATGGAAACTATGAATTGAAAAATATAAGAATTATTAACTATAAAATAGTATAATGAAACCACTACACTACAGAAATGGTAACGATTACGATGTAATAGACTTCGTAAAAGATAACGAGCTTAATTTTAACGAAGGAAACGTAATAAAATATGTTACACGTTGCCGAAAGAAAGGAACGCATTTAAAAGACCTCGAAAAAGCGTTAGATTATATTCAAAGAGAAATTGATTTTATAAGAAAAGAAGAACTTAAAAAATTAGAAGAATGACACCGAAACAAAGAATATTAATAGTAATGAAATATTATTATTTGCGAGGTTATAATTCTGAGCGAGTGAACAAAGTTTATAAAAAAATAATTGATAAATGTAAATCTTGCGGACAATCAAACGGAGTTCACAAATTAAATTGCTCAACTAAAAAAATAATTTTGCATATTTAAAAAATAGTA